ATCGGCTGGCAATGGACACGCCAGGGCGCGAAGGGCGCGCGACAGGTGGAATACCTCACTCCTGAGAATGTCGTCCACCTTGCTTGCTGGAATCCTTATGACGAACTGCGGGGCCTCCCCGAGTGGGCGGCGGCCAAGATGGCGGCGGAGGGAGATTACTTTGCCTCGAACTTCGCGAAGCTCCTGATGGAGAACAACGGGGACCGGGGTCCCATCGTGACCGGCGAGGGATCGGCGAGCGATGAACAGATCGAGCAAATCACGGCGATCCTGCGGGAGAAGCGGGAACGGAATAAGCGCGGCGAGTTTGTCCCGGCCTTCCTGGTTGGCTCCGGGTTGTCGGTGAATGAGCCATCGGTGCAGGCGGTGGATGCGGCCTTCGTGGCGCAACGCCTGGAGAACAGGCATGAAATCTTTATCGCCTTCGGGGTGCCGCCATCGTTCGCGCAGATCATGGCGAGCTATTCGGTGGGATCGGCGAGTGATCGCTTCCGGCTGATCGAGGACACTTGTAAGCCGTTGTCGGCGATGATTTGCGACGGGATCGAGTCGGTGATGAACGGGGTTCGTGAGGGTGGCTCGGTGATGAGGCCGCCGATCCTGGGGCAGGATGTCTTTGCGGCCTTTGACTTTGATGGTCACTCGACAATGCAGGAGGTCCGCAGTGAGCGGATGGAATCGGCGGCGAAGTTGGTTGACCGGGGAATGCCCTGGGCGGTCACTTCGGAGTTTCTGGATCTGAAGCTGCCAAGGTTTGCGGGCGATGATGTGGGGCGGGTGCCTTTTAACCTGGTCGAGGTCGGGGAAGGACGAACCACGGAAGACGCGGAGGGCGCGGAAGTTGAGAAGACGAGAGACACGCTGGCGGAGCTGGGTGCGCTCTTTACTAAGCGGGCTCTTACTTTGAAGAGTGATGCGGAGGCGAAGGCCAGGGAGGAGAAGGAGAAACATGACTTCGAGCGGGCTGAGAAATGGCGCAAGGTCCACGAGGCACGGAAGCCCTGGGAAAAAGAATTTCTGCGGAAAATCTCCGCGATGCTGATGAAGGCGCGGCGCGAGACGCTCGCGAACCTTGGGACGGTGGAGGAAAAGATGGTGACCAAGATGGAGGCGATTGATCTGGTCTTCGATCTGCCGGAGTGGTTGCAGGAGTTCCTCGACAACCTCGCGGTGGTCTCGCGAGGGGCGCGGGATGCGGCGGCGCGTGAGTTGTGGATCGATGAACTTCTCCGCGATGATGATGACCCGGAGCTACCGGCGGCGAGCACTTTGCGCTTCCTCCGCGACCGGCGGAACATGCTGACCGAGACCGCGAACTCCATCCACGAAGATATCAAGCGGACCCTGGAGGATGGCTTGAACGAAGGCGAGACCATGGCCGAGCTATCGGAGCGGGTGCGGACGACTTTCAATGGGATCTCGAAAGACCGGGCGGAAGCGATTGCCACGACCGAGACGACGGTTGCCTACGAGACCGCGCGCCAGGAGCAGATGAAAGCGGCGGGTGTGGAGTTTAAGCAGTGGGTCACTTCGCAGGATGACCGGGTGCGGCTGGATCACCGTGACATCGATGGCGACATCGTGGGGATTGATGACACTCACACCGTAGGCGGAGAACAGATGATGCACCCCGGCGATCCGAACGCGAGTGCCGGACAGGTGATCCGTTGCCGGTGCGTGGAGGTGGCGAGTCTGGGACCAGCAACAAACGAATCAACAAGCGACGACAATGAATAAGAAATTTACCACGCCGGACGGGCAGGAGCATACGACTTACCAGCGGAGCATTTCGCCGGAGATCAAGGTCATTGATCGGGAGAAGGGCATCGTGGACTATGTAGCGAGCGATGAGACGCTGGACCATCACGGCGAGATCGTGACGGCGAGCGGTTGGAAGTTTACGCACTTCCGCAGGAACTCCCCTCTCCTCAATAGCCATCGGTCTTATGATATCGAGGATGTCCTGGGCAAGGTGCTCTCGGCAGAGGTCATTGATGGCCAGTTGATCGAACGGGCGCAGTGGGCGATTGGACTGGGGCACAAGTTGGCGGATGTCGGTTTCAAGCTGACCGAGGCGGGATTTCTCAAGGCGGTTTCGGTCGGGTTTTACTCCACGAAGCGGCTGGCGCGCTGGGATGACGAGGCGGCCTTTGTGGCGGAGGTCGAGCGGCTCGGGCTTGATCCGGCCGGCGCGGCAATGCTGCGGGTGATCCACCTGGAGAAGGAACAGCTTGAACTATCGGCCTGTGTGATCGGGGCCAATCCCAACGCGATGGCGAAGGGATTCGAGGAAGGGGTGATCGACGAGGAGGACCTCTATCACCTCGGCTTTGGCGGGGATGAGGAGTTCGAGTTCCTCGCGAAAGCGGCGGACGCGGTGACGCATCCGAAGTGCGATCAGGCATTCAAGGCCCTGATGGCGGTGGAGATGAAACGAATTTATGACGGGCGACCTGGTCACGGCCAGGGCGCGGATACTTCGAGGACGAAGACCAGAGCAACGGGCACCAGACCAGGCACGCTTTCCGGCGGACTGGATGCCGAGCGGAAAGCGGCGGAACGGGCGGACTTCCTCAAACACCTCGGCGATCTCGCCAGGTAATTGATGACGAAAACAACCAAACGAAAAACGACGATATGAAACGACTTATGGCAATGATGGCCCTCGGCGGAATGGGACTCTGTGAAGAGTTCGGCGCCGGCGGATCTGGCGGAGGCACCGCGCTCTCCGAAAAGGAATTCCAGGGCAAGGTCCTGGAAGGTCTCGGTGAGACCAAAAGCCGCACTGACGAACTCGTCAGCAACTTCGACAACCTCGACAAGAAGACCAAGGAGATCTTCGAGGACATCACGAAGCAGAAGAACGAATTCCAGGGACTCACCGGGCAGGTCACGAACATGGAGCACAGCTTCAAGAAGCTGACGGTGCAACTGAAAGCCGAGGCCAATGTCGCCTTCGGCGATCCGGTGAAGCGTATCCTCGCCGACCCGGACAAGAAGTGCCTGATCAATGCGATGATTCGCAAAGCGGTGAAGGCTCCCTTAAGTGAGGCGCACCAGAAGGCTCTGACTTCCGGGTCTACTCCAGGCTCGACCATGATCAACGACAGCCTCGACACGGACGTCTACGACACCCTCGCGACTTATGGTATCTGGAACAGCTTCGACGTGAAGACCGTAAACACCTTGAACAACAAGTTCATGGTCAAGACCGCTCGCCCTGTCGCCAGCTTCTTCGGCGAGGGTATCACGATCACGCAGGACACGGCCAAGGAGGGAACCTCGGTGACGCAAGAGGCCAAAGGGATCAAGGTCCTCTTGAGCGTGCCGAATGAGTTGCTCGAAGATGCGGAAATAGATCTCTCGAACGACATCATCGGGGACTTCCTGGAGGCAATCAGCTACCGCATGGACTGGGCCTGTCTCCAGGCCGATGGCACCGCAGACCCAACGGATGGCGGGATGACCGGCATCTTCGCAGGTGGCACCGCTTCGGTCGCGGCCACTGGCAATACCACCGTGGAGACCCTCGACTTCGAGGACTACACCAAGTGCATGCTCTCCGTTGATGAGGGCGTGCTCTCCCGTGAAAGCCGCTGGTGGATGCACCCTCGCCAACTGATCCGGGGACTCTCGGTGAAGGATGGTAACGGTCGCCCGATCTTCCTCACGGCGCTGGAAGCTCCCACTCCTGGCGGAATGGGTTCCATCCTCGGGTCGGCAGTGGTGCCAAGTTTCGCCGGTCCAATCGCCAACGCGGCGAGTGCGAAGATCGCGGTCTTCGGTGATCCGAAGGGCCTGGTGGTCGGTCTCCGTCAGGGGATCGAGTTCGCCGAGTCCAAGGAAGCGAGCTTCGCGGAATACGAGACCGACTTCCGCGGCGTGGGCCGTTTCGGCTGCAAGATCCGCAAGGCCGGAGCCTTCGCAGTGCTGACAACCGCCGCCTCCTAACCTATTCGCGGCCTCCCTGCGCTGAGTGCGCGGGGGGGCTGCGAGCAACTTCTTTATGAAATAATGACAGCCAAGAAAGCGGCGAAGAAAGCCGCCAAAGTGAAAGTGAAAGTGACAGTCGAAGCGGTGAAACGCCTCGGCGAAGACGGGGTGATCTACGCCAAGGGCGAGACCTTTGAAACCACGGAGAAGCGGGCCAAGGCCCTCGGTGACCTGGTGAAACCCTCAAGTGAGTAACCACGCTTTTTGACTCTGCTCCCGGCACTGGCCGGGGGCGGACTTCAGGAAACGAATTCCGATAACATGGGAGCACGAAAAATCTTCAGCAAATTCACCAGCCTGCTTGATCGGGCGACGGCAGACCTGCCCTCGATCAACGGGCCGCTGATGAGTGCCCTGAGCGCAATCACGGACCGGCTGGATGCGCTGGAAGGTGCGGGCGGTGGAGGAGGGGATCTATCCGCTGCTGACATCGACACACTGGAAGAGTTGAACGCCATCATTTCCGATGCCACACTCATCGACACGAACGATGCCAGATTGAGCGATGCGCGGCCTCCGCTCGCGCATAC